CAGCGTCTGATCAAGGGCTGGGTCACAAGACTGCAACCCGGTTATGCGAAGCGTAACAATGCAATCTTGTACGCTGCACGCATTACGTGGGAAGCCGAATCCCAGGCACCACTGTAGGAGGATGCATGCCTGAACAAGAAAGTAGCGGTCCTGTGGTGTCTGTTCCAAAGGACACGGACCCGGTTGCGCCAGCAGCTGCCACAGATGCTACGTCAAGTGTCGAACTGGTTGATGAGGATGACAAGCCTATTCTGGATCTCAAGATCCGTGAGGATGCCAACCTTCCTGCTGTAGGAACTGTCTACATGAAGAACCACAGGTACCCTGAGGGCTACATCCTCGAGGTTCCTGGCTTGGGAGGCATTCCCAATATGGGTTCGAAAGAGGTAGACGAGGTGCAGGTTGCCAACTACGAATCGATCAACGATCAGAAGTTCGATCGGGACAAGGGTCTCACCATCGAGATCAAGGACGAGGAGGTGACTAAGTAATGGCTTACGCTGTAGGCGCTCAGGGCTTCGTCGGTATCGAAGCCGAGGTCACTCCCGGAACGTATATCGCTCCTACCATCTTCTTGCCTCTGCTCGAAGAGTCTCTGTCGTTCGATCAGGTGCAGATTCAGCGACGTCCGCTTCGAGGTATTGCGGATATGTCGGGTATGCTACCTAGCGACCAGAGTGTGTCTGGTTCGATCAAGGTTGAGGTCACTCACGATACTCTTCCTGGCATTCTTCGGTGTGCTCGATGCACTGGTGTCAAGACTGGTGCTGGTCCTTATACGTACACCTTCACGCCAAACGCTCTAGCTGTACCTGCCAAGACGATGTCGATCACGGTTGTTCGACATACTACGGCAGGTATCTTCGGCTTCACCGGCTGTGTGGTTAGTTCGATGAAGTTCGCTATGGAGGATGGCATTCTCACTGGCGAGTTCGGAATCGTGGGTCGTGGTGAGGCCACGCAGTCTCTGCCCACTCCGACCTATGTCACGACCGCTCCTCCTGCTACGGGCCAGTTCGATCTCAAGTTCGCAGGCGTGTCTTCGACGGATGCTGATTCGTTCGAGTTGAGCATCGACGACAAGGCCGAGCCTCAGTTCCGTATGCAGGGTGGTGGCGTTCGTACTGCTGTCTTCGTCAAGTACGGAGAGCGCGAGATCACTGCCGCGATCAACCGCGACTTCCAGGATCGTACCGACTTCGACGCCTTCAAGGCTATGACCGCTCAGGCGATCGACCTGAACTGTGTTCAGACGGCGAGCTCGGCTGAAGTCAACTTCAACGTGCCGACCGCGATCAAGGATACGTACGCGATCGAGGGTCTGAAGGGTCAGGGTGACCTGATCCGAGCGAACATTTCTTATCAGGGTGTGTATGACACGGTGACTTCTAGGGCGTATCAGATCGTCTGCAAGTCTGCCGCGACTCTCACCATTCCGTAGACAACCACAAGGAGAACAGCATGCCCAGAGCTGTTGTCGACGTCACACCTCAGCGCTACGAACTCAAGTCACTCCCAGAGGCATACGTCGAACTTCGGCGTATGTCTTATGGTGATTGGCTTCATCGTGGCGACATCTCCATGCTGATGCAGGTCGAGATGGAGGAGAAGAAGCAACGGGGTAAGGCATCGAGCCGTACCGCTGACATGAAGCTTCAGAATCAGGTAGTGACGGCCTACGAGTTCAGTCGCTGCATCGTCGATCATAACCTGACCGATGAGAATGACAAGCCTCTTGACCTGTCGAACAGGCGTACCCTCGATCGTCTTGATCCTAAGGTCGGCAACGAGATCGGTGAACTGATCGATGAGTTGCATAAGCCCTTCACGGAGGAGGATGAGGGAAACTAGCCAATGAGCTCCGGTCGGTGATACTGATGAGAAATCATAAAGTATCGCGCGACACCCTGGAGCTCATACGTGTAACTGATCTATGTGAGGCTTTTGGTCAGCTACCTCAAGCCGGCGGTATTCTAGATCAGGACTTTCTGTTGATACAGGCCATGGGGCTAGTGATGCAGATTAAGTCCGATAGAAGCGAAAGAGACGCGAATGCCGCTAGGCGCTAGGGACATCATGTTGGTGGTGCGCGCCCGTAACGAGGCGGACAGCGTACTCCGTGATGTCGGTCGAATGCTTAGTGCGATGGGGGACGGCTCCCGTACATCTGCGCAGAATATGCAGATGTTGGGAGTCGGCCTCACCGCTGTAGGTATCGGATTCATTGCCGCTGGTGCAGCTGCTGAGTCGTTCTTCGCTGATGCAGTTAGTGGTGCGGTAGAGTATGAGCGGCAAAGTGCTCTGACTCTTACGCAGGTTGACCAAGTTGGTGTAAAGCTTAGTGACATTGGCGATATTGCCAAGCGAGTTGCAAGAGAAGTACCTGCACCGTTTGATCAGATGCAGACCTCTCTGTATGACATCTTCTCCTCGATGAATGTCAATACACAGCAGGCTGAAGTTCTTCTGACGGCCTTCTCGAAGGCAGCTGTTGCAGGTCAGGTTGATATCCAGGATGCTGCACGAGCTACCATCGCACTGATGAACTCGTACAAGGTTCCTGTTGATCAAGTCAACCGTATTATGGACATCCAGTTCCAGTTGGTTAGGAAGGGTGTCGGTACCTACGGAGAGTTCGCAGAAGTCATCGGTCGAGTAACTCCTGCAGCTGTTGCAGCCGGGCAGTCGATCGAGTCTATGGCAGGCATGCTCGCCTTCCTTACCCGGAACGGCTTGAGCACCGCAATGGCTTCTACGTCAGCAGCTCGTGCTATGGAGCTGCTAACCAAACCAGACACTACAGCTGCTCTGGAAAAGATTGGTGTCAAGACTAAGGACGCATCTGGTAACTTCCTCCAGATGAACGATATCCTTAGCCAGCTGGTGTATGGTAAGGGCTGGGGCAAGCTTACAGGTCCTCAGCTCAAGCAGGCCTTCGAAGATACCTTCGGTACAGGGTCGATTCAGGCTAGGCGTTTCTTCGACCTAGCTATTCCGAACTTCGAGCAGTTGAAGAGTCTGACAGGTGATATGTCAGACTCCGCTGGTGCTATGGGCGAAGCCTATGACACCATGTCGAATACCACAGCTGCTCGACTTCAGGAACTGAACAACAGATTCGATATCATCAAGGTCAATATCGGCGAGCGCTTGATGCCCTTCGTCGAGCGCCTTGCTGAGGCTTTCGACAAGCTGATGAATGTCTGGGAAGGTCTTAGTCCCGAGACACAAGATCTGATTGTCAAGATCGGTGCACTTGCTGGTATCGTCGCCATCGTTGCTGGTGCGGTGATTGCTGCAGTAGGTGTGTTCCTGATCTTTGCTGGTGCTGCCGCAGCCGCTGGAGTTCCACTCCTGGTGGTTGCTGGTGTTATCGCTGCAATCATCGCCAGCTTTGCCCTCTTGGTAGCCGGAGTGTACCTGGTTATCTCGAACTGGCAATTGCTGAACGATATGATTGGTCCGAAGTTCCAGGCAGCCAAGGATCTGGCTCTACAGGCTTGGAGCTTCATCCAAGAGAAGATTCAGCAGTTCACTGACTGGATCAACAACAGCGCAGTACCTGCTATCCAAGCTTTCGTCGCAAGTGTCTTGGAACAGTGGAACATGTTCCAGGCCTGGTGGAGTGAGCACATCGGTCCGATCATCCAGGCGCTGCAAGAACTCTGGGATGCTATTACTCAGAAGTTCTCCGAAGGATGGGCACAGCTTTGGAACATCATTCAGGTGGGCTGGGATGTCATCCAGAACATCTGGAGTGCTGTCGGTGGCACGATCATTGCATCCACTGAAGGTATCTGGAACGCTATCTACAGTGTGATTGCTGGACTCTTGTCCACCATCTGGAACGTGATTCAGTCGGTCTGGAATGCCATCAAGGGCTTCATCGAAGGCATCCTGCAAGCTATTCAAGGCATCATCCAGATCGTGACAGGCCTCATCTCGGGCGACTGGGGTAAGGTTTGGGATGGTATTAAGAACGTTGCGCAGGGCGTTTGGAACGCTATCTGGGCAATCATCGAAGGCGCTCTCGGAATCATTTGGGCAACCATTAGTGGTGTCCTGACTACGATCTGGGACTTCATCAAGGGCATCATGCAGTCTATCTGGGCGGTTATCAACAGCGCCTGGGATGGTGTTGTCAACAAGACGCGTGATGCTTGGAACAGCTTCCGTAACTCCATCAACGATGTTGTCAACCAGGTGTTCAGCTTCCTGACAGGCTTCCCTGGCAGGATCACGGATGTACTGCATGTCGACCTGGGTGCTGTCGGTCAGCGTATCATGGAGAGCTTCCTTGGAGGCCTGAAGAGTGGCTTCGAAAGCGTCAAGAACTTCATCGGAGGCATTGCAGGCTGGATCTCGGATCATAAGGGTCCGCCTTCCAAGGATGCGAAGCTCCTGATCGATAACGGTAACCTGATCATGGACTCTCTCGGTGTCGGTCTTGATCGAGGCTGGAAGGGTGTAGAGAAGCAGCTCGAAGGTTACAACGCAACTATCCAGGGATCTGTTCAGGTCGGATCCAGTGCTAACGGTCCTGTGGGGAATGGTAGGACAGGGACCGGTGGTGCGCCATCTGGAGGCATTACGATCTCTGAAGGGGCGTTCGTCTTCCATATCGACAATGCAACGGAAGACACAAGGCAGGTTGTCCAGGAAAGCATTCAGGCAGCAATTAGTCAGCTCGCTGACGATTGGGCCGGATTTAACACAGGTGCTCCTTAATGGGCTTTGTCGACATTCAACCAGATGCTGACCTCGGTGGCTATCCACTACTGACTACAGTAGTTGGTGCTGCTACTCGTTGGCAAGCTCTGTCTGATGGTAGCGATGCGACTTACGTCAAACAGGAAACTGCAAGTGATATTGACGGCATCGATATCATTGGGTTCGCTAACCCTGCAGGTATCCCTGCTGGTGCTGTTATTACTGGTGCTGAACTCCATGCTCGTGGAGCGCACTTTTATCCCAATGATACCTTCAGCTTTGGTGTACAAGCTTTCCCGAAGCCTGCGTACTTCTCACCTTATGGTCCCGATCCTTATGCACTAGCTGCAACGCCTCTCGGTGCTGATGTCGGTACCTGGTTCTTCGCATCACCATATGACCTTTCGATCAACGACTACGTTGTTCAGTACAACCCTACGTTCCAGTACAACAACGGCTTCTATGCATGGGATCAGCTAACCTGGAACCAGGTTGATCTGACCAGCATTCGTATGCTGATCGGTTATCATACACCTGCTACCTCAGCTGGCTCGAACCGTCTGCATAAGTGCTTCCTGCGAATCTTCTATGATTCGCCTCCTACGCTCTCTGGTGTTCAGCCTCAGGATCTTTCTGCTGGTCAGACGTTTACTACTACGCCTACCATCACATGGACGTACTCTGACACCGAAGGTAATGTTCAGTCACAGTCCCGAGTCATCGTTGTCAAGAATGACGCTGCGGACAACCTGGGCAACCTTGCAGGCACGACTAACTTCAATCCTGAGAAGGCGGGAGTCAAGGCCTACGACAGTGGGATCGTTCCTGGTGCTACTAACACCAGAACTGTTACACCTCAAGGTCTAGATAACCTCTCCAGTTACTATGCCTACGTTAAGGTGTGGCATGCACCTAACCAAGGCAATGAGATGGCATCTAGTTATGTCGCCTCTGCTGTCTTCCAGGTTAATGGTACTCCTCCTTCTACGCCACTGTTCATTGGCAACCCTGTCTCTGACAATACTAATCAGCGGAACATTGTTGAAGTACGTCAAGGCAGTTGGTCAGCTACACCCTATCCCAGTTACATTGATATCTACAAACTAACTGATGCGGGTGTACAAGAGTACATTCGTGGCGGTATCAATGTCAGCAAGATGACTGCATTGCTTACTGGGTCTGATGCTGGTAATGATATCGTTACGCCTGATCATGCTTCCCTTCGTATTACTGGTGACAAGCAGATCAGTGTCTGTATGGCCAAGGATGGAACTGTACCTGTCAATGGTCACTATCTAGTCAGCAAGGCTGATGCTACGTTCGGTTCGATGTATGTGTTCTGGATCAATGCATCCAACCAGATGGTGTTTCAGTGGTGGAACGGTGCATCGCTCCAGACAGCTACGTCGACCGCTATCCCATGGCCTGCTGACAAGACTCCAATCTGGCTTAGGGTCAATCATGCTACAGCTTCCAACTGGCATGCTGACTTCTACTACTCGCTCGACTCTTCGGATACGAGCCCCTCAGCAGTTACTTATACGAACCTGAGCAACTTCGCAGGAACTGGTTCGGGCGTTACAACCTCGTTGAACTCTACAGTAGAGATTAACCGTACGAGCGGTACTCTTGCTTCGGCATACCGAATCTATTATGCTGAAATCAAGAACGGTCTTTCTTCTACTGCTGCTACAGTTGCTAATCCTGACTTCCGTGGATTGTCTTTCGGAGTTACGTCGTTCGTAGATAGTACAGGCAAGACCTGGACCATCAACCGAGCGAACACCTTCCAGAGCTTCGGGTTCATTCGTCGATACGACTATGAAGAGCCTCAGGGTTCTGCACGATTCTATCTGGCTAAGTCGGTTACACTTGCTGCAGGTTCTCCTGTGGCATCTGCGTCTGGTGTTGGTCTCGCTTCAGGACTTACTACAGATGGCAACTATATCTGGTGGTTTAAGGTCGTACTCGATCCTACTCTGAATAAGGCGTTTAGCCTTCTTCCAGGTAGCTGGGATGCACATAAGCCTGCCAATGCTGCAGCGTTCATGCCTCTTGGACGCACGCGCAAGGTAGTTGTCTCTGACGGTACATCTGGTGCTGAGATCGATCTCAAGGTCGAATGCTTTAGCCAAGCAGAATACGATGCACTTCGTGCCATCTACGAATCGCAACAAGTTGTATGGGTGCTTGCTAGTGGTAAGGTACTTGCACGATACCTCGCATTCCTCGACTGGAATGACGATAGGTACACTATTGCAAATGGTTACGCTATCGTATCGATTAAGGCTGTTGAAGTGGATAGGCCGGCAATCACATGATTCCTTCCTCTTCTCAGTTCCAGCAGATCATTCGCGAGACGCATAAGGTTGTTACTAAGGCAGTTATCATGACTGCTGACAACCCTACCTTTACACTTGCCATTGTGGATGGTAATGTTAAGGTCGATTATACGAACAAACACAGGCGCACGGCCAGTGTAAAGCTCAGTGACCCCACAGGGACGTTGGTGCCTAACGAGCTGACGGACTTGTTGCATCCACTCTCGGGTAACGAGGTGTGGCTGTACAGAGGTGCCTACGTCCCAGCACTGGGCGCAGAGGAATATATCCAGCTCGGAGCGTTCAAGATCAAGGACGCTGAGATCCTGGATTCGGGTGAAGACCTTTCTATATCTGTTAAGTTGTACGACCGTAGTTTGGCAGTTGCTCGATCAAGGTTCCAGGAACCGTTCGTTGTGACTACTGGTCAACCTATGGGTCAGGTAATCAAGAACGTACTGGACAACAGATATCCTCCGGTTAAGTACGCTGTCGACTTCACAACTATCCGACCTTGGATCCTTGCCCCTGAGGGTGTAGTTGATAGAGGTTCTGATACTTGGGAAGTTCTGACTAAGTGGGCACGAGATGCTGGCCTTGACCTGTTCTTCAACTATCAGG